TTTAAAAATTAAGGGAATAAAGCGAATTGTAGTACAGCTAAATGCAATACCGCAAGATGGAAAAGTAAGATATTCGCTAACTATACACAGTCAAAATAATTTTAGAAAACAGTTAGGAATAACTGCAGAGGATGCTGAAGATTTAAGATTAATTGCAGAATTCTTAAATAAATATGCTGACATTTTAAATGAATATGTAAAATTTACGCAAAGAAATAATAATACTGTTCAAGTTGAGGAATTAGAATTAAGTGAGGAAGAACAAGAAAAGTCACAACAAAAAACACAGAAAAAGAAAGAGAAAAAGAATGTTGAAGACGAATTTTAAAATGTCATAAGTTACGATTTTTTTTATGAGTAGTGATTTTCAGTTTTTGGATAAAGTCAAATCTCATTCTTTTTTTTACAATCCCCGTGATACAGAAAGAGTTTTAAATATAATTCTATCTGGAAAACAAATTGAAGAAAGAAAGAAAATTGAGATTTTAAAAGCTTATAAACGCGGAATTGATCAACAATATTTTCAAAGTTATTTATTATTTAATAATGAAGTAAAATTTATTTCAAAAATTACAAGTTTCAAAGTAAAAGATGGTTCAGTAATAGCAAAATTTCAAAATGGATTTACTGGCGATTTTGATCCACATTTCATAGCTGATAATCCTGAAGATTTCTATAACTTAATAACTTCTTATATGTTTGTAAAAATTAGGAAAGGTGTTGAAAATTGGTATATAGCTGATATTTATTCCATTGAACCGCCGAATAATTACGAAATTGCTAAAGAATTATTTGACTTAGCAAATCAAGAACACCAAACATATGCTCTTCTACTTCAAAGCTTTGGATATGATGTCACGAAAATGGATACAACTGATATATTTTTATTTTTGCCAAGACTATTTCCACTTTTTAAATCTCCAATTACCAAACGCCAAATTAATTATATTGAAATTTCAAATAGAGGAACTGGAAAAACTACAACTTTTATGATTTTACAAGAAGTTTTTAATTTTAGATATTATACAGAACCTCCGACCTATGCCAATTTAGTTTATGATGCTCGAAACAATATGTATGGAGCTGTATTTTTATCAAATGGTCTAATTTTTGATGAAATTCAGACTTGGAAAAATGGATTTTCAGCAAAAGAATTAAATACTATAAATTCAACTCTAAGCACTGGAATTGAGAATTGTATTTGGACAAGAGGTGCTGGAACAGAGTCAAAATCTGCTACTATTCAAAAATGTATTCCAATAATTTACGCTGGAAATCCATACTCTTACACAATTAATAGACTAATGGCTCCAGATGTGGAAGATTATTTACAAAATTACGAAATATTTACATCTGCAATTTTAGATAGAATTCATATTATTCAAATTGCAATTAAGAAAACTTATGATAAAATTATAAATGCTCAAGTATTATATCCTTCAATTTTGAAAGCTTTAATTGAATTAATTCAACAGAAAATAAATAGTATCAATAATTATGTAAATTGCGAAAATTTAGAATCCAGAAGACAAGAGCAAAGTATTGATATTCAAATTTTATTACAAGCGTTAGATGTTGATTTACAAATTGGAAAAGTACAAAATGAGGAAGTTTGTAATAGAATAATAAATTTAATGAGATTTTTCAATTTAGGAGAGTGAAATTATGAATTATGAAGAATTTGTAAAACAAAGCTTCAAAATGAAATATCCAGAGGATACAATATTTCCATCAGAAATTGGAATTTGTTTTAGAAAAAGCTATCTTAGTAGAAAATTTGAGTTTGAGAGAGGAATTAATGAAATTAGTCTTGACTTAGGAGAACAACATCATGAAAGAGTAGAAAATTACTTTGTTGAAAAACTAGGCTGTAAAAGTGAAGTTGAGGTAAAAGGAGAAATTGAAGGATTAAAAATTTCTGGAAGAATTGACTTAATTTGTAATAATGATCTTATAGAATTGAAAACTATCACAAGTAATTACTTTAATATAAAGGAGTATCATCTTTACCAAGTTTCAATTTACTATTATTTATTACAACAACAAAACTATAAAATTGATAATGTCTATATCATATATTTAAATAGAATAAATAAAGAAGTTAAGCAATTCCAAATAAATAAAAAAGTATTAGATGAGTATATGAAAAAAACAATTGACTGGATTAAGAAATTTAAAGAATTTATGAAATTACAAGATTATAAAACTATACCTGGTGCAAATAATTATTTATGCAAAGCCTGTGAGTTCAAAGCAAAATGCTTTGGTTCTTTATTCTGAAAAAATAAAAGTCTTTTTATTTGTCATAACGTACATCATCAATTGTGAAAACATGTTAAATAAATATGAAGCAAAAAAAGAAGAAATACAACGAAAAATAGAAGAAATGGATGATAATGAAATACTAAAATTATTAGAAAATGCTTTTATCTTCAATCGAAAGGCAGAATTGATATTATACACAAAATATGAAAATTCAATTTCTGGATATATTAAAATTGCTAATAAAATGATAAAATTTAAAATATGGTTTTCAATATTTGGAAATACAAAATCTATAACTATTGGCAATATAACAAAAATTATAAGAGAGTGACAAAAAATGATAGACTATGAATTCAATTATGATGAAATAAAAAACGATCTAGAAAACGTGATAAACGAATTGACTGAAATTAAAGAAAAATTAGAAGAATTAATGAAAATTGCTAGCTATTATGATGAGTTATACGACTATTACGAATTTGCAAAAAGTAAAATTGAAGAAATAGAAGATGCAATATTTCAAATAGAAAATATAATCTACAGCTTTAAATAAAAAATATATCTACTTTTTTATTTTATACTATAAAATATTATTATGAAATTGAGAAAAATTATAGATAAAAATAGAATTAACATGTTGAAATTAATAAATTAAGAAAATGAAGAAGATATAGAACATAAAAATAAAAAGATATAAGATAAAATTATAAGAAGAAAAAAATAAAAATAAAAAATAAAAAAATTATTGCTTTAAATAAACGCGTTTTTTGTATCGACCTGATGATGGATTAAGTTCATAACGAATCTCTATAAGTCCTTTTTTCTCTAAATTATACAATCGCTTGTTCATCACATTATCATATTCACTAGACCACGAAAAATGTCGAATAACTTCATCCTTCCATATTCCTTGGGGAAATTGCTTCAAATATTCAAGAATTGCTTTCTCTTTTCTGCCTAAACGAATTTTTTGACTTACGTTTTGACTCATGTTATCACCAATATATAATATGTAAAAACTTATATATAAAGTTTTCTTCAAACTTTTACGTTTTCATTTTACGTTATCTAAATTTCTCTAGACTAAAAATAGTATGACAAACTTAAAAAAAATAAAACAAAAAAATAGAAAATAGAAAGTTAAAACAAAAAAAGAAAAAAATTAACTTTGTCGTGGAACTATTTCAATATCATCATTTTTTTCAATAACTTCAAAATGTTTGCATGATGAAATTGACATTAATTGATTATTTCTAATCGGTGTTAACGATAATTCTGGGTCATCTGAAGTTAATATTGTTCCACATTTTTTGCATTTAATGTATATGTATCTACCTTTTTTTTCAATTTCCACACAATTCATATTTTCCTCCATTTTTACATTATGTCATTTTACATTTATAAACTTTTCTCTACCTCTTTACCTTTCGATTTTACGCCATATAATTTCCTTCCTTCTAGTATTATTATCTAGAAACTGAAAAAAATTATTGATAAAATTAGGAGAATTAGAAATTAGGAAAATTAGAAAAACTGTAGAAAAGAAAAAGAGAAAATTGAAAATTAAAAAAATAGTTAACTTACCAACAATCTTCTAAGTATTTTTTAATTTTTCTTTCTGAAATGTTCAGTAAACTCGTTATTTGATTTACAGAATAACCTTTTTGAACTAACTGATGAACTAAACTTATTAAATCGTCTTCATCTTGTACATAATATCTTGAATTTCCGATTTGAATGACTTTCATCTTTTTACCCTCAATATCAATTATGTTTGCCCAAATATTTAAACTTTTCTCTATCTTTTTATCTTTACATCTTTCGAAACTTTTAACGTTAAACATGTCAACTCTCAATTTTTGTATATCTTGAATTTATATTTAAAAACTGAGAAAAATGAGGTATAAAATTAGGAAATAATTAAAATAAAAACAAAAAGCTAAAAGATAAAATTATAAAACTACAAAACTGAAATCAAAAAAATAGAAACTTAACTTGATGAAAATAAAAAAAATATTAAATTACATGTGTTCTCTCGTAAAAATCTTTTATCGAAAATAACATGTCATCAACTGTATCATGTAAATTGCTGTACACTTTTCTTTTGCTTTCATATTGAACATCATCAATTTCATACTTTATATGAACCCAATATCCATCAAATGGATACAACACTAATTTTGTCTCTAAAATTTTCACTTCGCTTGGAAAATTATAGATATGACTTGCCATTTCCTTAACTGTATCCGTTAAATCTTTTATTGTCTTACCTTGAACTTGACTTTCATTCTCACTCATACACCTTTTCACCAATATACATTTCTCTCTTCTCCTTTATAAATCTTTCTCTATCTTTTTATCTTTCTATCTCCTTAGCTTTTATCGCCATCTCTCTCTATAGAGAACGTACCAAAGTTGTATTCCAATTTTCTTTCAACGCTGCAGAGATAAACTGTTTACTAACGGTGAAATCGCGTAAAAATATATATTTCAAACCTGACTCTAAATTATAAATTATAAACTACTAATTAGTAGTTAGCTAATTATATAACTATATAATTATGTAGTTATATAATTTTTTAATTTAAATGTTAATAATAATATATATAAAAAAATAATAATAAGAAGAAAGATACTCCACGCTACATATATCATATGCTTTCTTCTGGTATATAAACTTTTCTTTCTAAACTTCCAATTTCTCCAACACTAAACGCAAAAAACTAACAACAAATAACGAAATGAATAAATTTAGTAAATTCTGAATATGTTTAGTAACTTTGCAAATCTAAATTGAGGTTTTGGTTTGTTAGAATTAAGAAATTAAATAAATTATGAATATGTTTAGTAACTAAAAGTTTTAAATTGTGGGTTTGGTTTCCTACAAATTATAAATTATAATATTATAGTTAGTAGTTATTAATATCCACAAATTAACATTTATTACAAATTTCCAAAGTTTGAATTTGCAAATTTTATATTACAAATTTCACTAAATGACAGATTAATTGTAATTTAGGAATTTAGAAAATTAGTATTTTTTATCATAGTTGTAAAATTATTTGGAAATGTAGAATTATTTGGAATTTAGGAATTTCCAATTTTTTAACTTTTTTGCAGAAAATGATAGATTATTTCAAATTTAGGAAATTAGGAATTTACAATTTTTTTATTTTTTTGCACAATTTACGCAAAATGACAGATTAATTGGAATTTTGGAATTTTGAATTTTTTGCACCGCTCCAATTATTATTTGGAGGTGTAGAATTAATTGGAATTTCCAATTTATTGCGAAAGTTGGGAAATTTGCGAAAAAAACGAA